TAGCATTAAATGCTTTTGATTATAATCTATGGGCAGCTTGTGATTATGTCACAATGAACCAAGCAAATAAAGACGATAATGATTCTAAGTTAGTGTTTATGACTAAAATGAAAAACTTTGCCGGTAAATATTTTGACGGCGACGTTAAGCGTTTAACATATTGTATGAAAGATGTATATAATTGGAAAATATACTGTGATTTATACAATAGTTTCAAAAAGGTTGATTACACACAACTAGCAGAAACAGAGGATAATACTGTCGGTATCGAGGAAATTAGTTGTGCCGGTGGCGCTTGTCTAATTTAACTCTATACAAAAAGGTAGAATCCATTGAGAAAAAAAACCAAAAACTCACAAAAAAAATCTAAAGTTATTGATCTTACAGAAGGTTTAGAAAATCGCTTCCCAACATATAGAAATCGTTTAAAGCCTCGTACTGATAATCAGAAAGAATATATCAGAACGGTTGCTGAAAACCACATTACTTTTTGTCAAGGCGTTGCTGGTAGCGGTAAAACACATATCGCTATTGGTATGGCTTTAGAGTATTTATTGGAAGAAAAAGTTAAAAAAATTATTATCACTAGACCAGTTGTGGAAAGTGGCGAAAAAATTGGCTATCTACCCGGCACAGCAGAAGAAAAATTACATCCATACTTATTACCCCTATTAGACGAAGTAAACTATTTCATCCCTCCTGCTCAATATGCTAATCTTAAAATTAATAATAAGATAGAGATTGTACCACTAGGGCTGATGAGAGGTCGTAATTTTCATGACGCTTTTATTGTTGCTGACGAGTGCCAAAATGCATCTTATGATCAACTAAAAATGTTATTAACTCGTTTAGGCAACGGTAGTAAAATGGTATTAACGGGAGATATAAGCCAATCTGATTTACATAGACATATGCAGGGTGGCTTCTATACTATGACACAGGTTCTAACTAATATAGGTGGTATTGGCATCTCATACTTAGACATGCAAGATATTGTTAGAAATCCAATCATAGGCTCTATACTGGATCGACTCAATTCCTACGAAAATGAAACCTAAACATTCTCAATGTCTAGTCTTAAATTCTGACTATACTCCACTAACCATTATTGATTGGAAAAAGGCTTGCGTATGGGCTATGAAGCATGACTACAATCATAAGATTGGTGTGGAGATTATAGATTTTTATAAGAATGATTTTATCGCTGGTCCTAATAATAAAAAATATCCTATTCCGGCAGTTGTAAAGACTGTTCGATATTTTAGAATTAATAATTATAGGGTTAAATTTTCTAGAAAAAATTTGTTTATTAGAGATAACTATACTTGTCAATACTGTAATCATAAATATGAAATCTCATCTTTAACATATGATCATGTTATTCCAAAATCTGTATGGAATCATAATATAGGTTCTCCAACATCATGGACTAATATTGTTACGGCCTGTGTTGGATGTAATAGAAAAAAGAAAAATAGAACACCTAAGCAAGCTAATATGCCACTTAAGAATTTACCAGAAATTCCACATAAGAGCGTAAAATACTTGCCAATAGTGTCATACCTATCTAAGATAAGATCAGATATACCCAGTGAATGGACAGCGTATTTACCAGAGTCTTATCTATAATGCCAACATATTCTTATGTATGCGATGATTGCTCGTCAGAGTTTGAATTGTTCTTTTATATTAAGGACTATCAAGAACATCCAAAATGCGAGTCATGTAATAAAAAACACACCAGACGATCTTACATAAAAGATGTTATAACGCAGAATGCTTCTGTAAAAAAGTCTGATAGTGAACTTCGCACGATTGGAGATTTGGCTAATCGTAATAGAGACAGAATGAGTGATGATCAAAAGGTTGATCTATATAAGAAACATAACGACTATAAAGAACACAAAGAAGAAAAACCACTGCCCAAAGGAATGACAAGAATGAAGAAAGGTACTAAAACCATATGGCCAAGCTAAAACCAGATAATTTATTTTTTCAGTCCAATACAAACCCATCTGAAAAAACATATGAATATTTTACAATCTTGGGAGATCATGATTATCTAGACGATAATAATAGACCAAGAGTAGATACAGAAAATAATAAAGTGGTAGCAAAAACATCTACTACAGATAACAAGCCCACCAGATATTATATTAAAGTTGGCACATACGGTAAGATTTTTAATCCTATTGGTTTATTCAGTGAGGGTCAGAATACAAAGTTTCTATCTAAAATAGGACGTAAACAATTTGAGTTTAAAGAAGTTAATCAAAGAGTTTTCGAATTTTATACTAACTTTTTATCCACTAAAAACATAGCATGGCTTAATAATGCTGAAAGGGAGTTAAACTAATGGCTAAGATTAGTAAAACAAAAGAATACGCAATCAAATATCTATTCGATCATGCTAAAAAATCTGTAAAGGATATTTCAACAGAACTTAAGGTGTCCGTATCTGATGTAGAACGCATTGTCGGAACCAAGCCCAAAACAGCTAAGGCTAAAACTGATAAAACTAAAGATTTAATGATCAGACAAACCTCAGCCAAAAAGATGAACACTGTCAGTATTATGACAGAAGCAGCCGCACAACTATCAGATGAGTTTATAAAAAATATTGAGGCTGCCAATAAAGCTCGTACTTCAAAGTATATCTTTAGACCGAAAGATTGATGTCTAACAAAAAATATCCATCTAAATATTCTAATGGCAAATTAGTAAGTGCCGCTCAGTATATTACTGAGGTCATTTGCGAAAAAAGAGCCAAAATGAATAAGCAGGATTTGCATTATAGATTTTGGGTCAATAAAGAATGGTCTAAATTCTATAGAGATCAAATAGCCTCTGCCAATAAGCTCTTAGCCAAGTATTCGGATACAGCTATCCTAAGAGGCTTGAACAACCCAAAGGCTGCAAAAATTTATTCACTGCGAGCGCCGTTCTTGATTCCTATCATAGAGGACGAAGAACAAAAACTACAATCACAAAACACAACGTTGTCACTGGAATTAAATAGACCTGATGAAGTTGTATTTGGACAAAGAGCAATAAAAAAATCTACAAATATTATTTCAAAACTGAAGGATTTAGATAATGAGTCTTAAAGAAGATGTAACAAAAAATTTTGGTGACGATATTATTCTAAGCGGTAATGCTCTTATTGACAAAAAAAGCGTTATCATTCCGGTGAGTCCATCATTAGATATTGTTCTTAATGGTGGAATTCCTGAAGGTAGTTTCGTTGTTCTGACAGGACAACCAAAATGCGGTAAAACAACAACAAGTTTAGACTTTGCAGCAACAGCACAAAGACCAGAATATCAAGGAGCATTAAAAAGTCCACGCGAAGTGTACTACCTTAACATCGAAGGTAGATTGAAGAAGCGAGACTTAGAGGGAATACCCGGATTAAATCTTGATAGATTTCATATTATAGGTAGTCAACAAGGTAAAATTCTACACGCCGAAGAATATTTACAGATCGCAGAAAAGATTATTAATGAGATTCCGGGCTGTGTGGTTATTATTGACTCGTATTCTGCGCTATGTACAGAAGCAGAAATTACTAGTGAAATGGATAAGATGCAAAGAGCAGATGGTGCTAAACTATTAGCCAAATTCTGTCGTAAGGTTGCTAATGTTATTCCTGTTAATAAAAATATTGTTATTGGTATCACACACTTAATGGGTAATCCTACAGGATATGGTGCAGAATTCAAAGAGAAGAGTGGTCAGGCTATTGCTTATCAAACAGATATTAAGCTTAGAGCAAAAACATTCAAGCCTTGGACATTAAGTGCCGATAGTACACAAATAGGACAAGAAATAGAATGGCAAGTGGTCTGCTCCGCATTAGGGCCACCGGGAGGAAATATTACAAGCTATATCAGATATGGTCAGGGCGTTGATAAATATATGGAAGCAATCACTCTAGCATCAGATATGGGGATTATTCATAAGGGTGGTGCTTGGTATACTTTAACGTCTGTGGCTGATAAGCCTAAATTTCAAGGCACAGAAAAACTACGTCATTATTTAGTAGAAAATGAAAAAACATATAATGAATTAGTATCTACTATTAAACAAACAATGGGCATTAAATGCTGATTAAAGATTTAGATGGTAATAGTCATAATTGGCTATTGACGGGTAATATGGCTAAAGGTAAGATTAGTAATAAGTCCAGTTTACATTTACAAACTAGACAACTACTTAAAGCTATATATCCAACGCTACAAATTTTAGAAGAAGTTCCAATTCCGTTAAGGAAGAACGAAACACTCTATTTGGATTTTTATATACCGCTTAAAAAAGCATGTATAGAAGTTCATGGAGAACAACACTTTAAGTTTGTACCATTTTATCATACATCAGTTTTCAACTTTCTAAAGTCACAAAAGAGAGACAGAGAAAAAGAAGAGTGGTGCAATATCAATAGTATTAAATATATTGGTTTACGTTTTGATGAAAATGAATCCACATGGAATGAAAGAATAGAGAATGCTTAAAACATCAAAAGACGAAGTAAAATACTGGGATGATATTTTAGATGAATATGAAACATCTATTGGATTAGGTAAATATTCTGACACCCATAATTTTACAGATAGTGAGCTTAGTAATTACTTTACAATGACCAGAGATGCGATTGAGAAACTGAGTCCAGAGGACTGTGCTCAAATTGCAGCAAGACTTGCCCAATATGCGTTCTTTTTACAGAGAACTCTTAATAGGGAAATTGCTAGGCATAACTGGGCGGAAGAGAATGTAAAGGAAACCATTGCTGATGAAATTAATAATTATAAGGGTTATGGATATATTGAGAAATCATTACAGGCAATTAAACATAATGATAAGGCTTCAACACTCAATAAAATTAAAAAGTATGCTCAACAACGCATGGACAGACTATCGTATTTGGCCAATAGTGTAAAAAATCTATCTGATATTATGTTATCTGTTCAAAGAACAAAGGTGAAACATGGGTCTTGATAATGACGATATAAAAGCTCTAATAGCAATTCTACAAAAGGGATTGGTCGATGATGACGATTCGGAAGAAGAGCAGGCTCAAAAGGCTGCTGTTAAAAAGAAAAGTAAAACATCAACACCCAAACCAAAAAAGAAAAAAGCTATTAACAAGTTTAATAATATGGCTGAATTTGGTATGTGTAAAGAAGATGTGGAGATAGATAGGAAAATCAAGAAACCTCCACCATCCGCTAGAAATAGACCGTTTGATTTTATCAAAGTTCAGTGCAGGGTCTGTGGAAAATCAGAAAAAGTTGCACCAACTCTGGTCGAGTCTATTGAAAGATATAAATGTAACAAGTGCGCCACAGGAGCAGGCTGATGATTTTGTGCGATCCCGCCGCAGAAAGAGCGGTATTGGCTGGTATCTATACATATGGAGAATCAGCATATTTAGATATTGCTGATATTGTTCAAGAGACTTCTTTTACTATAGATAGTAATAGTATTCTTTTTAAATGCTTAAAGCTGTTGTGTGAGAATAACCAAGCAAAAATAGATATAGCATCAATATATTCTGTTGCCCAAGAACTAGGTGTTTCTCACGTTCTATCTAAAAAAGAAGAAGCACAACATCTAAAGGCTATTATAGATTTCCCGGTAAGTCTAGAGAATGTTAGAAAATTTGCTGCTAAAATTCGTAAGCTAGAAATAGCCAGACTATTACGCAAGCAACTTGAACAAACTCAAGATAAACTATTAGAAGTTACTGGTAGTGAACCAATATCTTCCATTATAGGAATAGCAGAAGATAGTATATTTAAC